AATATTATAGCGGATGGCCGCCAAAGGGAATTTTGAATTAAAGGAGGTTTCAAAAATTACAATATTGCCATTGGAGTACACCATATAAATTGTACCCCAGTTACACCAGTTCATATAACTTTGGTTTGTACCCCAGATCAAAAAATGCCTCGTGTTGGACGTTTTAAGATAAACGCCAAGAATTATTTCCTCACTTACCCTCAGTGTTCTATATCTAAAGAGGAAGCTCTGCAGAAACTTATTTCCCTTCGTACACCAACAAATATTAAATTCATTCGAGTGTGCAGAGAGTTACACCAAGATGGGGAGCCTCATCTCCATGTGCTCATACAGTTCGAAGGGAAATACCAGTGCACAAATCAGAGATTCTTCGACCTGGAATCCCCAACCAGGCCAACACCTTACCATCCAAACATTCAGGGAGCTAAGAGCTCGTCAGATGTCAAATCATACATCGAGAAGGGAGGCGATTTCATCGACCATGGGCAATTCCAGGTCGATCCACGAAGTGCAAGAGGTGAGGGACAATGTTTAGCAGATGTTTATGCAGAAGCATTAAATGCAGCGGATAAAGATTCCGCATTGCAGGTTATAAAAGAGAAAGACCCGAAAAACTTCTTTCTGCAATATCACAACATATCTGCTAATGCTAATCACATTTTTGCACCAAAGATAACACCATATGTATCCCCTTACGATCCGAATTCTTTCGACAATGTTCCTGAAGCAATGAAGGAGTGGGCATCAAAAAATGTGATGGGACCCGCTGCGCGGCCAGATAGACCATTATCAATTGTCATAGAGGGGCCCAGCAGGAGTGGTAAAACAAAGTGGGCCCGTGCATTAGGGCCACATAATTATATGTGTGGCCATATAGATCTATCATTGAAGGTCTATAATAATAATGCCTGGTATAACGTCATTGATGACGTAGATCCGCACTATCTAAAGCATTTTAAAGAATTCATGGGGGCCCAGCATAACTGGCAGAGTAACGTCAAGTACAGTAAACCAGTTCAAATTAAAGGAGGCATTCCCACCATCTTCCTCTGCAATCCTGGTCCACAATCCTCCTATAAAGAATATCTGGAGGAGCCTAAAAATGCACAATTAAAAATTTGGGCCGAACAGAATGCCTCCTTCATATACCTCGAAGCACCTCTCTACACCAGTACCAATCAAAGTGAGCCACAGACTGGCGAAGAAGAGGCGCCAGAGGCGCAAAACAATTAATTTGAGGTGCGGGTGTGCATTCCTGATCTCTGAAAGCTGTACAGATTATGGATTCTCGCACAGGGGAGTACATCACTGCACATCAAGCAAACAATGGCATATTCATCTGGGAGATCAGGAATCCACTACACATGAGGGTAACACAGTACGACCAAACACCATTCAACAACCAGTACAACATCATACACCTGCAGATCAGATTCAACCACAACCTGAGGCAAGCATTGGGACTACACAAATGTTACATGAACTTCCAAGTCTGGACGACTTCCTGGAGTTCGAGTACGAGCTGTCTGAGATCCTTCAAGATACAAGTTAATAGATATTTGGACGCATTAGGCGTCATTAGTGTAAACAATGTAATCAGGTCTGTAGACCATGTATTGTATGATGTATGGGAAGGAACAATAGATGTAATATGTACGCATGATATAAAATTTAAAATTTATTAATTCCCAACAGAGTCATAGAAATATATCCTGACTTTAAGCGACGCATACACAGGATTAGAAGCATGCGTACATGCCATATACAAGAGCAGTGCATTCTCAGTGTGATTCTCATATTTCGCAGCTTCCTGATGGTTATACACGACATTGTGATTAATTGTAAAAAACCTACGAACTAATGCCTGCTCTTTACAAGCCGAAGGTCCACCAGTGACAGATGTAGAAAAACGCCTCAACACCTGATACCTATCTCTTAGATCATTCTTCACAGTTGCAGTACTTGGCTCATTGTCGAACATGTTAAACACATCACCAAAGTCTTGAGGACTTCCATAGGGTCTCCTATCTCGCACCAAGAAGAATAGGACAATGTTAGTGTGGTTCTGCTTCTTAATGTTGTCATCCATCCATATCTTGCCTGTAAATAACACAGACTTAATGCAGAACCGTTTCCCCACACGATGAGTAATACCAGGTCCACGAGTAACATCACTTAAGCAACGAACCACACCTAAATGTTTAACATCATCACGTTGATCGAACGACTGAACCTTACATGGACCTTCACAACCACGAGGGACATCACGACTTGTATACTTCCGGTACAGAGCTGGTTTCCGATACATGGGCCTGTTCGCCCATACTCTCCTTCTGGTGACGCGGACATTTGGTACACTGGCACGAGGGCTGTCGAAGTTCAGGCGGCGACGTACCTTGGATGCGGGGGTAGAGATCACAATATCTGCTGGACGCTTTGACATAATCTCCTGCACGAAGCACACTAATCAATTCCCTGATGTACACTTGACCAACGGAATTATCCTCGTAATTATTCTCTAACAGCAGAAGATACTTTAGGGCAAGCATACATCTGAAACCATGAATAGTGGGGGGGAAACTATTAACCAGTGGATCCCACATCTTTGAAAAAGACAATGCATAGTACCCAATAAATAGACAAGTGCACATGGCAAAAGCATAATGCAGGAGCGTGATTGGTGGAATCCACGTGTAAAGGTGTACACCGCGCGGGCGGCCATCCGGT